AACGCAATTGCTGCAACAGGCGACAACTCAACCGCATACGGACTTTTTCTTTGCGACGAAGGCGACGTAGGAGCATTAAATTTTGTAACACTCAAAGCAGGTACTGGGTTTGATGCCAATCTTATAGGTGAGTCTGGAGCTCCACAAACTAAATTAAGATTTATCAAAGGTAATCCCGGATCCGGAACCCTGCATTCAGCCGCTGCTGATGGTAGTGGACTTAAATTTGAGATTGTATTTGACGAATCTGTTGATATTACAGCTGATGCCACAAGAAATGCAACCGGTGGAACGAGTGCAGATACCGCACTTATCACTGTTGGCTGCAATGCAACTGGTGGCACTATTACTCAAGTTATGGCTCAAATCGAAAAAGGAATAAATTTGGCCATCGCTAGCGGTGACATTTCTAACATCTCTGTCGACAATGAAGGTACTACGCTTAAAATTTATAATACAAGCACTAGTGCTAGCGAAGCACTTGTGATTGCAGATGCTGGGACTTCTCAGCACATTGGCGGTGAGGGACTTGAAGCTGATGGAACTGGAAATGTTGATTCAGATTTGAACATTACCAACACATCTACCGTACTAGCTCTTCACAGTTCCGGCGTGGGAACAAACGGGTCTTTAGCCGCAGTATTCTACTGTGTGACTGGAGCTCTTGCTCTGTCTGGAACGATCGCTGATGGTCATCAGCCGGCACAAGTAGAAGCCGGGGCTTTAATTGAATCAGTTGGTGCAAACAGAGAATTTAAGTTAGCGGTACATAATGCTGCTGGAACTGTTACTGAGGAAATACAATTTAATTTCTCTAGAAATAATCCAAGATACATAAGAAACCAATTTAACACAAACCCTCAACTTACGAATACAACAACAGTTGCTACCGATGATCTAAAGACTTATTGGCTTGGAGAATCTTTCTTAACTCACTTAGACGCAAACGTTGCCTCAACAGCAGATGCTGGTAAGACATATGCAATTCTTTTGCCTTTGGGTACCGGAACAACAGCAGCAAAGAACTGGGGATATCACAGATATGCTGCTCGTGAAGCTAAGTCTGGCTGGGTATTTTCTCAGAAAGCTACAAATTCACAGAAGTTGTTTAGATTTAAGTCTTTACATGTTGGTGAAGACATCCAAAGAAATTACTTGATTGCAATCGAGCAAATTACCGCACCACAAAACCCTGCTGTTAATGGCTACGGAAGTTTCACTGTTTGCATTAAAGACATTGCAGGAAATACGGTTGAAAGATACACTGGGTGTAATTTAAACCCTTCATCTCCAGACTATGTTGCTGCAAGAATTGGAGATCAATATCAAGTATGGAATGACACCGACAAGCGTTATAGAACTTATGGTGATTTCCAAAACCAATCTAATATCATCTATATCGAAATGAATGAGAATATTGCGAATGGTGGCGGACAAGGATTTTTGCCTGCTGGTTTTTATGGTCCTGTTAGACCAAAGGGATTTGCACTTCTTACCGGAGATGGGGAAGCTAAAACCTTAGATCTTGCCTCAGACTTTACAGGCTCTGTAGTGAATGCAGCCAATTCATCTGCTTTATTCAAGGGTCAAGATGATGAAGCCACAGCGTTTGCTGATTTAGGTAACGTTACAACAGCCAAATTTGTATTCCCTAAAATGAAAATGAGAGACTTAGGTTCTGATGGTGGAGCTGCTGATCAAGCTAGAGTTTATTGGGGTATTCGTCCAAAAATTTCTGTACAATCAAATCAGCACGATCCAGATTTTGTGGACTACACTCGTGCTTTGGGAATGGGTCTCGGAGAAGAAGGAACTCACACACCGGGAACTGATTTCGAATATTCATTCACATTCTGCTTAGATGATGTATCGGGCTCTACTGCCACAGGAGAGTGGTCATGGACAGAAGGCAACTATGCTCTCGATGTATCACCCTCTTACTCAAAAGCAAACGGCTTTAACGCACTGCTAGATGCAAATGTAAGACAATTCGTCATGCCTATGTGGGGTGGTTCCGAAGGATTGGACATTACAGAAATGGAGCCTTTAAGAAACGAACTAATTACCTCTGCGGTGTTGGACGAGAAGAATAGCTACGTAGATTACTCAATCTCTAAAGCTCTTGATTCAATTACGGACTCTGAAGTTGTTCCTGCTAATCTATTGACAGTACCGGGAATATTCCAACCTTCAATCACTAACAAAGTAATCAATATTGCAGAGAGAAGAAAAGATGTTCTTTCAATCATTGATCTCGAAGGAGATTATCGCCCAAGAGTTGAATTAAATGACACTGCTGAAAATAGACTTGGGTCAGTAACTGATGCAATTTCAAATCTTAAAACAAGAAATCTTAATTCCTCTTATGCTTGTGCATTCTACCCGGCAATTCAAGTATCTGATAACCTTAACGGTGGTCAACTTGTATGGCTTCCAGCCTCCGTAGGTGCCCTAGGAGCGTTTGCAAAATCACAGGCACAGTCTGACGTATGGTTTGCACCAGCAGGCTTTAACAGAGGAGGGTTGGGCTCCCTAGGTGGGTCTCGTGGTCCTCGAGTTCTTCAAGCAAGACAAAGACTTGACTCGAAAGAAAGAGATTTGTTGTACGAACAAAATATCAATCCAATTGCAACATTCCCAGCGGAAGGTGTTGTTATCTTTGGACAAAAGACTCTACAAGCAGACATGTCTGCATTGGATAGAATTAACGTACGTCGCTTGCTGTTGTTCTTGAAGCACGAAGTATCACAAATTTCCAAGACTTTATTGTTCGATCAAAACCTTGACTCAACTTGGGCAAGATTTAAGTCTCAAGTAGACCCAGTTCTTTCCGCTACTCAAGCAAGATTCGGTCTTTCAAGTTATAAATTAATTTTGGACGAAACAACAACAACTGCTGACTTGGTAGACAGAAATATTATGTATGCAAAGATTTTTGTCAAACCAGCAAGAGCCATTGAATTTATTGTTGTTGACTTTGTCATTACAAGAACAGGTGCGGATTTTGTTTAATCCACTAATTAATAAGAATACAGGAGTTATTTAATTATGTCATCATTTTGGAGCACAAGTGCCGCAGCAGCGACTAAAGACCCTAAAAGAAATTTTAGATTTAAAGTAACCTTTACAGGTCTTTCAACAGAATCCGTATGGTTTGCAAAAAAAGTTGGTAAACCAAATTTTACTATTACAGAGTCTACACACGAATTCTTTAATCACAAGTTTTATTATCCTGGTAGAGTTGAGTGGCAGCCTGTCACTTTGACTCTTGTTGATCCAGTTGATGAGACTGTAAATACAGCTGCTCAAATGGCGGCATTGGCTGAAGCTGCCGGCTATGTTATTCCGAAAGGACCAGGCGAAAATTTAGTATCAATGACGAAGGGTAAGGCTGTTTCTTCTATTGGTACAGTAGAAATTGTTCAACTAGATGGCGATGGAAAGGCTTTAGAAACTTGGAAACTTCACAATCCATTTATTAAGTCATTTAAGTGGGGAGATTTGGATTATACCAGCGACGACATTACAGAAATGGAACTTGAACTCAGATATGACTGGGCCGAGTTGGAAACAAAAGCACAAAGTGCTAATCTTAATGACATGGGTCAAAAGAAAGAATTCTTCAAAACTACCGAATAGTCAATAATAGGATATTAAATGTGGTGGAATTTAAAAGAAACAGAACCAAAAAGAAAGTATAGATTTGTTGTTGCAATAAACAACACAGGCTATTACACCGTAAAATCTGTTTCAAAGCCAAAGCTCACATTTGACAATAAAGAATACAAAATGATCAACCACTTTTACAAGTATCCTGGGCTTGGGAAGTGGGAAGACATTGATATCACTTTTGTCGACAATATTAAAAGTGAAACTTCCGGTTTGTTTACAAAGCTTGTAAATGCATCGGGTTTCGCGAATCCTAACGGAAAGCAAATAAGTGGCAGTGCAGGAGGAAGCACAGCTTCTAAAACAGCTTCAAACACTTCTATAGGTGAAATCAAAATAACTCAAGTAAATGGTGCCGGCAAAGAAATTGAAGTATGGACTTTACACGATGCAATTTTGAAAGATGTGTCTTGGGGTGATACCTTAGCATATAGTGACGACGAATTAGTAGAATACAAACTAACTATACAATATGACTACGCAACTATTGGGGAAAACGGAATTACTTCAATGGCCCCCCCGAGTAGTAAATAAAAAACGGAGATTAAATGAAACGTAACAACGAAGAGAGACTTCTTGGTGGACACAAACCCACACCAAGCGAAGATGTCCCTCAAATGCAAAACCCAATGGACTTTGTTGCTCCAACGGAATGGGTTTCTTTGCCTTCTTTAGGAAGATACCCCGAAGAACACCCACTGAAAGACAAGGACTCGATCGAGATCCGATACATGACAGCAAAAGATGAAGATATTTTGACAAACAGAGATCTTCTCAAAAAAGGTCTAGCGATCGACAGACTTATCTCGAACCTTATTAAGGATAAATCAATAAATCCCGAACATCTTTACGTTGGTGATAGAAACGCAATCATGATTTATGCAAGAACCTCAGCCTACGGTGCGGAATACAAAACGAAAGTAAACTGTCCGAATTGCGGAGAGCAAAACAAGTGTGAATTTGACTTAACTCAACACGAAGTGTTCCATGGAAACGATTTCGATAAAGATTCAATCAAGATAACAGATAAATCTACTTTTGAAGTAACACTTCCTCTTTCAAAAATCAAAGCTGCTATTCGACCTTTAATGGGCTTTGATGAACTCGACATGATCAAGAAATCAAAAGGTAAAATGCTAAATGATCTGGTTACACAGCAAATGAAAAGATTTGTTGTTGCCTTTAATGGATACGAAGATCAAAAAACAATCGATTATGTTGTTGATAACATGGTTGCCACTGATTCTAGATACCTTAGAGACTGCTTTATGCTAATCTCTCCTGATGTGAAAGTCAAAAACAACTTTGAATGTCGTTATTGTGGACACGAAGAGGAGGTTAATGTTCCATTTGGAGCTGACTTTTTTTGGCCTGAGTGAGGAATATATGGAAGGAGTCTATGAGACTTTCTTTACCCTAAAACATTACGGTGGTTGGTCTTTATATGAATTGTACAATTTACCTGTGGGGCTTAGAACTTGGTGGCTAGAGCGTACAATCAAAGAATACGAAAAGGAAGCCAAAGAAGCTGAGAAGGCAAGAAGATGATGTCCACACTCTGTGGGCATTATTTTTTTTTAACTAATTACTGTTATTAGTGGGAGGACCACAAATTGACAGAAGATGAAAAGAAAAAAGCTGAGGCCGCGTCCAGACTAGAAGAGAGGCAGAGCATCAATGATGCGATAAGAGAAGGCAAAGAATTACAAGAAAGTATAAATAATTCTATGGCCGAAAGAAATGCCTTGATGGGCGAGTATGCCAAAAATGTAGCCGCTGCTTTAAAGCAAGAAATTGCTGAACAAGAAAGGTTGTTGCAAATAGCTCAGCAGACTAACAAATCTAGCGAAGAAAGAAGAAAAGATATGCTAGAGGCTCTGGGGTTGCAAGCCGAATTCAATCAAGCTCTTAATGATGCATTAGCGGCACAGAGAGAAGGAAACGAACTACAAGATGATCAGAAAAAACAAATTGAAGCTTTTCATGAAAAGTTGAAACAAACAACCGGAATACTTTCAACAAAATACACCGCCGCAATCGCCGCAGCAGCAATGAATTTTGACGGATCTGCAGAGGGAGCAAGAGACTTAGCCGAAGCAGTAGAGGCAGCCAGTCAAGCAGGAAATAATCTTCAAGAAGCTCAAAATGAAGTGTCCAAAGTTGCAGGTCAGGTGGCAGGTAAATTTGGTCTTGTTTCAGACGTCAGTGGCACACTGGTTGGGCAAGTATCTTCAGTAGCTTTTTCTTTAACAAAAGCGTACGATGCAGCAGGTGGCAAAGGTTTAGCTGGTGCAATGGGGTCTTTTTTACTAGAGTCTTTCTCTGCTGAAAAAATATTGGCCTCAATGGTTCAAGAAGCGATGAAGCTTGCCGTCGAACTCGATAAAGCTGGTAAAGCTTTCGGAGCGGCTACCGGGTTTGCATTTGGTGGTGCTCAAGCACGAATACAAGGCATATCAAAAGACTTAGTTAGATCCGGTGTTACAATGGAAAACGTTGGGACATCTATAAAAAGCCTCGCAGACAACTTTGCTGGTTTTGACCCTGGAAACATCAACAAGGATATGGTAACAACTTCAGCTTTGTTGGCAAAAATTGGTGTCGGAGCAGAGCTATCTGCTAAATCTATGGACTTCATGGTTACCGTAATGGGAAAAACTGAAGAGCAATCCGCCGCTTTAACAAAACAGCTGGCTCTAACCGGTAGACAAATTGGAGTAGCTGCTACAGCAATGATATCAAATTTTAACAATGCGGCAAAAAAACTTGTCGAATTTGGTCCTCAAATGGTTTCTGTTTTCAAAGAACTTTCAGTTCAATCAAAGATAACCGGATTATCCATGGATAATCTCATAGGTATTGCTGAGAAATTTGACACATTTCAAGGAGCATCGGACCAGGTTTCTCAATTGAATGCAGTTCTTGGTACTCAAATGTCAGCCATGGACATGCTCAACATGTCGCACGACCAAAGAATACAAACTATAAGAAATGAGGTTAAAGCTTCTGTTGGAAACTTTGATTCTTTGGATAGGTATACGAAAAAATATATAATGCAAGCAATGGGCGTAAAAGATGTCGAAGAAGCACAAAGAATGCTTAATATGACAAGCGATAAAACCAGTGCAAAACAACAAGAGATGATGCAAAATCAAGAAGATTTGAAGGCAATCACAGAAGAACTAGTTCCAATGTATGACAAGCTTAAACTAGCATTCGCTGAACTTGTTAGAGAGATGGACCCTCTTATACAATTCTTTATTGAATTTATTGATACTATGGCAAAACTTGCACAAGACGGCTGGCTGAAATGGATAGCTGGTACTATTGGGGCGATTACCCTCGGACTTGTCCTATTTGGAGCCGCGATGGGATTTGCAGGGGCTCAAACAAAACTTTTGCAAATTGGCTTGATTCTTATTATAGGAGCACTAAAGTACCTAGCAGAAGGTAAACTTGGGACGTTTGCTATAATATCTTTAGGAGTTGTTCTTCTCGGACTTGCCTTTCATTACCTAGGGAAAAGACTAGATAAAGTTACTGAAAAGTTTGATTTCTTAAAACTATTATTTGGATCTAAAATCAATCCACTCTTTATTCAGTCCTTTGCCTTTATGTCTATCGGTGTTTTAGCACTTGCCTTGGCATTTAAGATTATGGGAATTCAAGGGACAACAGCGGCATATGCATTGGGTGCTGTATTCGCTGGTATGGGACTTGTAATATTTGCTCTCTCGTTTCTTGTTGACTCCATAACAAACCTCTTAAGTTCATTGACCGAAAGTGTCGATGTTTTACCTTTGGTGGCCATGGGTATTCTTGGTATTGCTTACTCTGTTGGTGCTCTAGGAATGGCTGTTCTTTTGTCGACATCTGCTATAATATTTTTAATGGCATCAATGACAACTCTCGGAGGTGTGTTTGCGGGAATAGGCATGTTTATGGGGATTAGTGCCCTTGAAGGAGTCGGATCAAGCATGGACAGAATTGGCAGCGGAATGGACAAGTTTGCCAACGGTCTTTCAAAAGTAAAAGAAGCAGCCATTGGAATGAAAGGGATAACCGATAAAGCATTTATGGCTTTTACAACAGATGGATCAAAAACTAGTGCAATAATCTCATCAACAGATATTGTCAAGAATATGGTTTTAGGAAAAATGACAGTTGATGTTAAGATTCCGGAGATTGAAATACCTCAGGTCACCGTTAACATATATATGGACGGATCGCTGATCAGTAATTCACTTTACGAAACAATATTAGAAAACTAGGAGAAAAAACATGTCAGGATTTCCTCCTTTTACCATTGATACAAACAAGATTAAGCAATTAAATACCAAAACAAAACATCCAATAACTATTGCATCGCTCACAAGTCATAGAGTTCTCAGATTGGACCCTTTTATTGAAAGCTTTAACTTCAAGGTTTCAAAAAAAACTGAATTTGAAAAATTTGATGCTGTTAATTCAGAAGGTGGTGTCATTGAGGGCCCATCTGAACTGAGCATATCTATTACCATGAATATACCTGCTCAATATTCATCGCAAGCCAAAAATAATGTGATGAAAATTGCTGAACTTCAAACCATGATTCATCCGGATATAGGTGAAAAGAATAACACTGCGGTTATGTTGGTTCATATGAAAAATTTAATTGCTAGGGCACCTTCAAATATTTCAAGTATTACTTTTGCTAATTGTTATAAATATGGACTTCCGTGTATAATATCGTCAATTGAATACACACCTGAATTTGACGCTGGATTTTTTGAGGAAAAATATCCAAAAAATATAAAACTATCACTTCAACTAAAAATTATAAATCAAAAACTTAGCTTGACTCAAGATGGCATCAAAGATGAGCACGATTTTAGATTTGCACAATCTTTTTTGGTCAACGGAATGTACCAAGAACTAGACAATAAAGGATTTCCTTTTGGATATTTTCAATTTAACGATGATGAAGTATATGCAGGTGCCGGCAATGACCTAAGTCAGATGGGTTTTTATTCCGGAAAAGATATGTCTACGTTGGACCATTCATCCAAAACATATATAATGTTCTCTAACGATATTGTCGATCAAGAACTTCCGGAAGATTATGTGGATGTGAATAAAGATGTTTTAGAACAGTTAAAACTAATTGAAGAAGGGTTACCAGACCCAAAGCCACAAGGCTTTGTTGGCCATAAAAGGTTCGCTAGAAGACAAGCAGCCAGTGAGAATACAAAGATTGCTAGATGGGTCGCTTTTGAACCTTTTATAAAAGACTTAAACAGATCGGTTGAAGTTGAGCACAAAGAAAAAGTAATTGGCGATGGAGCTTTTAGTTCAGGCTACGAAAGCACGGTTCCAAAATATATCAAATACTCTTTAGATTTCGATGTGATAGCAAAAGATATTAAATCTGCAAAGATTAATCTAGCCAAACTTAACACCTTGTTAAGACTAGCCAATGCACCTACTAAAGAAAAATTTACACCAGATGCTTTGGTAGTAGAGCCTCAAAGAAAAAGTGGTTACTCAAAACCAATGAAGGTTTTAATTCCGGGATTTTTACAAGTTGGAGACCCCGGGGTTAAACCGGCTAGTATAAGCCTAAAAAAAAGAAAACAGCTTTTGCCTTATTGTGTTGATTTACACGTTTACTCTATTGATTTTGATATTGATGATGATATTGGTTTTTTTGAAACTGATGATGTTTTACTTCCAAAAGCATATAATGTGAAAATTGAATTGTACTCAGCGAATACAGGAATTTCAAATGTTGCTTATAAAGACCCTTCAGCACAAAACGTCGTTAACTCAGCAGGACCTGAGCCAGCCAGCGTTCCGCCCGCTGAAGATGATGCCGAGGGCAGCAGTTCCACACCCTTGCCCGATGGAAAAACAATCCCTAATGCACCGACAGTTCAACTTCATAGATTAGCAGATCCCCCAGGGACAACAGCAGTTCACATATACTCTACCAGCGAAAATGGACCCGGAATTATTCAAGCTGTTGTTGACCCAGCAACGGGTAGGTATGTTTATGCTCAGAATCTAGGTCCAGATAATCCAATAAACATAGCTATTATAGAAGCCATAAATTATACACCATCAGATTTTGTTGGCCCTTCTCCACCTTCACCGACTACACTAACTCCTAACGAACAAACACAAACGATTGTGTTAGAAAGTCTAGGTCCAAAACCACCGAAACTCAAAGATGGTGATGAACCAGCCCCGACAAATGTAGTTAATAATAGTGGCGATGAAGCTCCACCTGGGCCTGTTAAAGATGCAAACACCGGTGGTACTGAAGCACACGATCCACAATACGTTCAAGAAGGTAAATCACTGTATGATAACTTCGATGATGAATTTTTAAGATAGGAGAATAAAAAATGCCAAAATATTTAACACAAAGAATAGCTAAAATAGATTCCGATATTTACTTTGATTTTTTTGAAGAAAAAGGAGTGAAATATATAAAAATTAATAGACCTCCAGAATTACAAAGCACACTTGACATAAGCGTTCCAATAAGAAAAATTCATGTTTGGTCTTATGGTGACAAGCTTCACAGACTAGCAACAAAATATTATGGAGACATGTCAAAGTATTGGATCATAGGTTTAATCAATCAAAAACCGACAGACGCACATTACAAAATCGGAGAAGAAGTTGTAATACCGGGTGACATATCTAGAATTGAAAATGCAGTAGGAGATGTAAATGGCCTTCGATATTAATGTATACAATAAGCTTAGTACTGATGTACAAAAAGTTCAATATCTTGCTGCACATAAAGGAGTCGGAAATGATACAAACACTCAACTAAGCAGAGATAGTGTTGTTCTTCCGCTTTTAAAAAACGTGGATGTTGGCACTGACGTAACAGCCGGAACGTTCATCCTAGCAGTTCAAAAAAACGTATCCCCTCTGGAAGATTATTTAGAGGAATTAAGTTTTGCCATACAAAAAACTGCCGACACCAATACGTTAACTTCTGGTGAAGTTTCCAATGAAAACCAAACGTTCACTCAACTTATTAGAGATGAAATAACAAATGGAAATAAAGATATTATTCTTGCTCTTGCACAAATTAATCTTTTTATACAAACTCAAAATGAAAATAACTATACATTTAATTCTGCGGCCGCTCAAAAACTTATAAAAGATGGAACATTTGGTACTGGTACAACCAACTTAGGGACAGATCTACAAGGCCTTGTACTGACTGCCTTGTCTGATAAATTAAGCACTAGTGCTGACCCCGTTACAGATGATGCATCATCAATCTTAAACAATATTGAAGCAACAGAAGCTGCTGGTGGCTCTGTTCAAAGTCAAATATCTGCAAACACGGCAAATACTGAAGCAAACAACACTCCTTCGGAAGAAGAAGTGGAGAAATTTAAGCAGTGTGTATTAATGCTAGACTTTCTTAATAGAGCTTCCAGTTTTGTTTATGATCCGAAAAATCCGGATAGCACAGTGTGGGGCACAGATTTATCCCCCTACAACAAAAACACTCACAATGGCAGAATATTGCCTCTTTGGTGCAAAAAACCTGAGATGTTTTTAAACACATGCCACTTCAATCCAAGGTTCAAAGATTATTTTGGAAGAAGTTCTATTTCCGATGCCGAAGAAGAGGAGTATGAGGTTTCTTTGTTTTATGTTGAATCTATAACTGATGATGAAGGAAGGATTACTGGGACAACAGAAGTTGAGCTAGACATAAAAGACACAGATTGCACCCTACAAACAGTAACAATTGACTACAAAGGAACAACTCCAGCTACAGCTAGAAAAGATGTTGCTATAAAAATGTCATGGAAAATAAATAACTTTAATAAACTTAAAAAAGATATTTCAAAATCAAAAACTGGTTTTAAATTTTATGAATTAATAACAGTTCCTTATGGAGTAGCTAAAGGATCGACCGTTGGTGGTTCATCAATCAGATCTCAATATAGCCCAGACTATTCTAGACTGAGATTAAAAATTAAATCTAAATCTAATCTTAAAAAATACATAGAACTCGGTGGTGGAAGGATAAAAATTTTAAAAGATTCAAATGGTAAATCAACAGGAAAGCCGGATTATAAAGCCGATGATTTTGACACAATTTCTGATGATTATTACATTGATCTAGCAATTACAAATCATACTATGGATAGATCAAATGATACTTCCCACAACGTGACTGTCAACATAGACTATAGAGGCTACTTTGAAAACATGTTAAGCATGCCGTTCATGGATGCATTAGCAACAAGAAAGAATATAAAAGATAGATTTGAAAGAGACAGAGAGCTAATTAAAATCTCTAAAGATTGCGACCCAAAAACATTTAGAGAAATAGTTCGCCTCAACAGAATAGGCGATAGTGCAGAAGCAACTTTCTCTAATTTTACTAGTAAATTACAATTAATGGGTAATATTTTTTTTAATTATACTCCTAATTCTTCGGTACTTTTTGATTTTTTAAATGGCGGAATTACAACCATGCAAACAAGTACAAATTTTATCAGTAATATTTCGACAGCAGGAGGTACATCCGTTGACAACACCGGTGTTGAAATCGATGAAAATAACTCACAAACAGTAACGGGATTAAAACCCGGAATATTTTGTCGACTCGGAGATATTATGGAAGCAGCTCTAGATCAGATGTACGAAACGAACTCGGGTGACTTTATTGATGAGTTCAAGCATTTAAATTTAAAATTTGTTTTTGCACCAGTAACAATCATTAATCCATTTGACACAAGCAGAATGTTAACATTTAATCCTTTAGAAATGCCGATTGATTTTCAGTTTTTTACTAGATGGTATAATGCAACTGTTGTTAACAAAAAACTCTCCTATTATCCAGTTTTAACTTTCATTAGAGATCTTACGGAAAGAGTAATAAACGGAGTTCTATTTGAAGCATGCCTTGGAGCTCGCTTACCGGATGAACGCCCTCCTATGTTAAGGTCGGGTTTCTTCTACTGCAACAAGACAAGTCCTCAGTTGCACGAACATGAAAGAAACGGGTATTATATTGATCTAGACAACTATATCGATAGCTCTGGTGCAACAGAAAAAGTGTTTCAATACTCTCAAAAGAATGGATCCAATGGACTTACAGAAAAAAAAGTCACAAACTATTGTGTAATTTATTCTCAAAGTTCTAATTTTTTTCAAATGAAAAGTGGTATACCAATGAAAGCCAGTAAATATGTACCAACATTCAGATCAGGACTAAAGTATCCAGATGGATTTATTAAAGACCTTACTTTTACTCAAAAAGCACAAAATACCGGGTTAAGAGAAGCTAAGTTTTTTAATTCAAATAATGGCCTGCAAGTACTATCAAATGTCTATGACTTTACATTTACATTTAAAAATAGAAAACCAAACAACATGTTGTTTCCTGGGCAGATAATAAGTTTTGAATTGTTTGATTTTGACAAGGGTGATTTAAATCCTCATATTTTAAATACTTTGGCAAATATTTTGTCAATGGGAGGCTACTACATGATTAAAAGCGTTACTCATTCTTTTGATGTTCCTCTGAGTAAATTTACTATCAAATATGAAACTTTGTGGCAAGGAAACGATATATCAATTAAGTTTAGATCACCGGTCCCGGGAGAAAAATCAATTGAAGAAAACGAAGCATGTCTAAACGTTTACGAGAAAGCATTGCAAAGGGCAAGAAAATCAGATCCTCTGGAACGAGATACTATACAGGGCGTTACAGAAAATGCGGTGTCTGGTGCAAAACCTATAGATGCTGAAGAAGCAAAAAGAATTAAAAGACAAATTGTTGCCAACGAATATGACTTAGGCGACCCAGCAGAAAGAAAAGGATTTGAAGGTCGCCTAAGTGCATACCTTCAAAGCAGTGGTTTTGCATACAAAACTGTCGGAGACACACTTGAGTTTTCTGGTGAAACAGGTCAAAACGTCCACATCAATCTCGACACACCTGCATCTGGTCAAAACAAAATAGCAGAAGTTACCTTGACTTATAGTGGTGTTTCTGGATGGGGTGCTAGTGGAGATGGTAGTTATCTGCTAAACTTAGAAACTGGTTTATTGACAAAGAAATAGGAGATAATTATGGGAGGTAGATTTTTAAATAGAAGAACAAATCAAGCCAACAAAGCATGGGTCTTTAAAAAAGAATGGAAAGCCCTTGCCTATGATGGCATTGAAAACCCAGCTGCAAAGACGGTTGTCGATTTTGAGTTCATCGAAAGAAGACACTATGGAAAGATTGATCACAACAACAACTCTGTTATTCCTAATGAGAATTTTATCGTTCCATATAGAGATGGCTTCATGTTCGACTTTGTAGCAGATTCTTTGTCAGCTATGCAGTTGAATATTGCTGCAGCAATTCAAAAAAATCTGTTGCCGAATGATAATGTGTTTGGTAAAATGCAAATTCTTGATTCATATAAAAGTCCTAAGTTAAGATATGGAGAGTATCTTGCGAATACTCTCCAATTTTACAACAAAACATACATTCCAAACAACGTTGGTATAACCAGTATAGCATCATACAAAGACTATGTCAAGCATTTTTTAAACTTTTTTTATAAAAAACCTATTAGAGAGCCATTGACGTTATCAAAATTTTTAACTAGTAACAAAGCAAGTCCGTTGGACACGGGACTATGTTTTAAATATTATGACATTGAAATTCATGAAGATAGAAGAAAGTATGATGAATTAATTTCTCATCCTTGCTTTGATCATTTCCAAAACATTTGTCTCAACACTGGTTTTAGTATTGTTCACAATGCTCCAAATATGTTAATGTACAACATTAGTTCTCCTGCTAATAGAAACATTAAAAATTCTTATGGTTTATATAATTTAGACTTTATATTTAATAATAGATTTACAAATACATTTAATATAGATATTTCTTTATTGTTTAATAATATTAATATATATTATAATAAATATGCCGCAGAAAACTCACTTTCGAAATCTGTAGAAGTGAAATGTGGCAAAATCGTAAATAGTTTTCAGACGCGTGAAACAGTACCAAACAACTTCAACCCCTATAGTGATCAAGAATTGATTTCAATGTATGTCGACATCAGAAACTATGAAGAAGAGGCGAGTTTTTCGAAAAACAAGTTACGCAACATAAAAAGAAAAGCAAATTATTTTCTTAAATCAGTTGACAAACCTAAAGCAATGAGTTATATTAATAATATATTCCGTGATCAAGTTTGGAATAGATCAAATGGCTTTCATGACAAGAAAAAAGCCTTTTTAAATAAGCCCACCAACAATGGGCTTCACGATGGACACGATCACGATCATGGTTACTAGGAGGACAAATGCTATTTCAATTAATGGACAACAAAACCGACTGTGCTGGGACTTATCTCAGCGGTCAATTCGTTTGGGACAAAATACCAGACGGAATATCAAAAACGTGGTCATACTCTGATCACTTGTATGGCAGAGACATCGAATATGCTAATTTACTGGTGGCTGGTAAGTCGATAGACGCCGTTTGCCCTGAGCACCTAAGGGAGCGATGGGATTTCGTTAAAAACCTCATGAGAGCCCATTTCAAAGCTTTCTCGGCATCGAAAATTAACCTTGACGACGTTTGTTTCTACGACGTTGTGCCGAGAAAACAACTTCAACATTATTTTGAAGCACGCAATGACATCACACAGTGGGTATTTGATTCCATAGAGCGGCCTGATAACTATAATTTTTTAAAACGGATACAGGCAGCCACACGAGAACTCAAACAATATCCCGTTAATTTGAATTCTTTTGCAATTTATTGCTGTGCAGCAGATGATTTGAAAGCCAAACAACTTTATGATCAATTTGGAGAGAGCACACCTTATGTTGACTATGATATCTTCGGAACGGTTACAGGGCGAATGACAACAAAGAAAAACTCATTCCCAATCTTGAACCTCAAGACGGAACTCAAGAAACACGTAAGACCAAACAATGATGTGTTTCTAGAACTTGACTTCAATGCTGCTGAAGTCCGAACAATGCTTGCACTGCAAGGCCACAAACAACCTGAGGAGGATATACATGAGTGGAATATCAAAAACGTTTTTAAAAAAGAACTTAGCCGAGACAAAGCTAAAACAAAATTATTTGCTTGGCTCTATAACCCCGACTCCCAAACAATACAATCAGATTTCTACGATCGGGACAACCTTAGAGAAAAATATTATGATGGAGAAAAGGTTCAAACCCCTTTCGGTAGATCGATCCCTGCTCCCTTTCGCAAGGCACTCAACTACCTACTGCAATCAAGCTCCTCGGACAACACCATGGACAGGTTTTGCGAAATTTCTAATTTTCTTAGGGCAACAAGATCCCATGTTGCTTTCGTTGTTCATGATAGCGTTGTCATCGACTTACACAAAGATGATCGAAGACTGATTCCTGAGTTGGTTAATATGTTTGGTGATACTAGGCTTGGAAAGTTTAAAGTAAACTGTTCTCTTGGAAAAAACTTGGGATCAATGAAAGAGTTTAGGTGGTGAGTAAATTTTCGGTAGGCGATCTTGTTCAAGTTGTTGATTCGGCAACTACTGGATTTGTTCACGGAGAAATTGGACTTGTAACAAGCATTGAAAGAATGAGATCAAGTCATTATATTTATTGGGTTTTATTTGGAAAAGAAAATAAAGATGTCCCAATGTGGGATGTTGAGTTGAAAAAAATATCATGATTGAAGTTGGAGATCTCGTCGTTGTAATTTACCCCTACATGGATTGGGATTGGCAGAGATACAAGATAGGCGACATTGGAATCCTTATGGAGATTAGAGACTATTCCAGTTATACTGTAGCAAAAGTGAGACTATTTAGAACTGACATAATCGAAAGCATACCCTTGGATTATATTGCTTTACTAGGAGATAAAAATGGAAGTGGGGGACCTGGTAATATTGATTAGATCACCTTTTCATGAAAAAAATATTTTTGGATATTGCAATGGAGACATGGGTTTAATTAAAGAAGTGATTCAGCACGAAAATGTTTTTGAGACATGCCTTGTAATATTATTTAAAGATTTTAAAGAGTATCATATCCCAAGTACTTATATGGAAACAATGGAGAAAAAATGTTAATGGTTGGTCTCGGCAATGCCGGTAAAAATATTGTAAAATTGTTCAAACCTCACACAAAGAATTATAAAATTATTATCCTTGACGAAGATGATGGTGTACCCAAGCAAGACTCTGTTGAAAAATATGATGAACACCCAATCAAATTTAAGCAGAAAGGGCTCAAATCTCACTCTGAAGCGATGCTATTTGTTTGTGGTAGTGGTAAGATAGCCGGTGCGTCTTTACGTGTTCTAGAGGCACTGAGGGAGTACAAAACAACCATTGTATATATCGTGCCTGATCTTGAATTTGCATCTGATCGAGAGCGAAAAAGACATCGGGTTCACTTTGGGGTACTACAGGAGTATACCCGCTCAGGTATGATTGACAAGATGGTTATTTTAGACAACAAAACTTTATTTACACATGCTGGTGCAGGTACCACGTTAAAATATTATGATAAAGTAAATTATTTTATTTATTCTACATTCCAGAATTTGTTATACTGCCAAAATGTTAAGCCTGATTTTGGAAGACTGCATCAAAAAAAAGATATCTCTAGAATATCGACAATAGGCATGGGCAAACTAGAGGGAGAAGAAAAATTACTCTTTCCACTTGACAGCATTACCGAATCGTGCTATAATATTAATATAGATGAGGAGGATCTTGATAATGATGAAGGCATTATACCAAAATGTCAACAGCTTGTTCGAGACAATAAAGAAAAAAATAGAGATACTTCGTTTGCGATCTGGAAATCAGATGATGGAAATTATTATTACTCTCTACACTCTACTCATTTTATTCAAGATTAATCTGGAGGAACAATGATGGATTTAGACACTCTCAGGACTCTCAAGAGGAACAAAAAGGAGCTTCTTAAGGCAGAAGAAAGAATCCTTGAAGCTGTATCGGTTGATTACATGAATGGATTTTTAACTGACCCAATAGTATCTGAAAAGATATTTGAAATATCAGACTTGATTGTCAAGGTCTCTATAAAAATTAAAGAATGTCGAGAACATTTGAAAAAAAATAAAAAATAACTTGACAACCTTCACTTAGTGTGTTACATTATTAGTACAAGGAGGCCAAATGAACAAATATTCTCACTCTGAACTTTTAGAAATCAATTCTTTTAATCGATTAAAGAGAAATGAAAATAAAATGTTTTCATGGCATCACGAGGGCGGTTCTGATTCAACTGTCTCAGACATTCGTGTGACGTGCAACAATACTAATGCTTCATTTTATTTAGAAGTCAAAAATGCTCACTCAAGCCAATCGGCACAGTTTACAGCAATCCCTGATTTTAAAAATAAAAAATTTATTCACACTGGCGTGATAAAAACAAAAGCATCTGCTAAAATTATAGACCACATGAATAAAAATTTTCAAAAGTATTCAAAGGTTTCAACTGAAGGTATTGAAATTGATGGGATTGACATTCTACTCAGACAGCACTTTATTGAGCATTACAAAATGAAAAAAGTTAAATTTATTGTCTTTACGAACGGCGTCAAAGACAAACTAGTTGACCTACACACTGCTTCTTGGAGAGTAAGGTCTGCGAAATACAGAATTATTGGCAATGGCTCAAGCAGTGTCTCGATTAAACATAGAGAGGCAGCAAAAAAAGTCCTAAAAGAAAACGGTCACAAAGGAGACACAAAATTGATACATGATGGCAACAAAGACAGGTTATATATAAAATCAGATGTTCCAATTTGTGGTACGCGTTTGTTTTCCGGAGATCTCCAATTTTATATTTCAGACAAAAATATAGTTGACGATTCATGGTACGAAATAAGACAACTATCTTCAAGCCAGTCTCCCACAGTTATTCTAACTTTATAAAAAAATTTATAAAATTACTTGACAAACCCTTTTCAATGTGTTATAATACTAGTATAAAGAAAAAGGAAGGACATCATGGAATTAGTTCTCGGAACTGTAATTTTTATATTTGCTTTTACCTGGTTTTGGTATTGGCTTCATGAAAAAATTTAAAAAAATACTTGACAAGGTATCAAAACTATGTTATATTAACTATACTCAATTTAACCATAAGGAGGTATTATGAGTAACACAATCAATACAACAGTATACACTGGAACATTTAAGAAGTCTAATGGACAAACTCGTACAATGAACTTCATTCGCCCGTCTGAAGCACCTTCTGGAACTTTCCCAAGTTCTTTGAAAGAGCGAAGCTTGCGTCCTGGATTTGAAACCGTATGGGACATTGATGCTGGTGGCTATCGAACGTTTAACAGCAATACTCAAGTGGGATCTTTGTCCAGTACAACCCGCATGATAACTGTTGACAAATTCTAATATTGTTTCTGTAAAGGTTTGCGGCTACCTTAAAAGGCCGCTTTGCACTTGTAGCTCAGCTGGATAGAGCATCCGCCTTCTAAGCGGACGGTCATAGGTTCGAATCCTATCAAGTGTACTTTTTTGTAAAATCCAAAAATGCTAAAAATTTTTTTTGATCAATTTTTGAGATTTTTAACACTTTGGAGGACAAATGAAAAAAGATAGATATACAGAAGGCAAAGTGACCCTCAGAGAGCATCTAGACACAATTGATCAGAACGGAACCGTTAGCGTTCACGCCAAGAGATCATTGGTAAGAAGATTAAAACAAAAATTCAAAGATATGGGATACATACGTCTCTCTAAGAACCAGTTTCTTATTGAAGATTATATTGACATGATCTTTGAAACTCAAGATTATCGTTGCACTCACTGGATTGAAACAAAAGACGGTCAGCTTAACGGCGTCTGGAACAGACCTGGCTCGGGCTACTCTTTGTGGAAAAGAGAGGATGTGGTTTATGAATTAGATCATGTCTTCCCAGTGAATGCTGGAGGAAAAGATGGTTTTGAAAACTTTCAGTTTTTGTCTGCTAACGCTAATGCTTTTGTAAAATGCTCACTAACCTATGATGACCTTCTTAAGAGAGTTGATTTGTCTTTAAAACTAAAGAACAGGATCAAAAGAGTTTTAAGAAGACGAAAGAAACTTTTCAAATCCGAACGCTGGACCGCTTGGATACAAAAAGTTGAGGCGATGGAAGCCCAAATAAAAAAAATTGAAGAAACTGCTTGACATACCCTGTTAAGTATGTTATAATAAGTATGGAAGTATGGTTGAAACCCTGCTTACCTTAGTGATAAAACACAAAAAAATAAAATAACCTTAGGAGTAAATTATGGCTATTAATATAGAAGCAATGCGTGCTAAACTTAACGCATCTAAAAACGGTGGAAAACCATCGTCAAGTAAGAGTACCATGTGGAGACCCAAAGCTGGTGATCAACACATTCGTATTCTTCCAACTGCGGACGGAGACCCGTTCCGTGAATTTCATTTTCACTATAATGTTGGAAAAAACCCTGGAATTTATTGTTCCAAACGTAATGATGGTGGCGAATGTCCTATCTGCGACTTTGCGTCAAAACTTTGGCGAGATGGAGTCGAGAACGATGATCAAAACCTCAAAAACGAAGCAAAGAAATTGTTCGCTCGAAAGCGTTACTACTCACCCGTTCTAGTTCGTGGAATGGAAGGTGAGGGTGTAAAAATCTGGGCTTATGGTAAGACTGCTTATGAGACCCTTTTGGGCTATGTATTGGATCCTGACTATGGAGACATTACTGATGCTCAAACCGGTACTGACATTAAGTTGACTTACACAATCCCAGGCACCCCTGGCTCCTTCCCTAAAACTGGACTCCAACCTCGCCGTCGTCCGTCTGTCCTCTGTGACGATGCGATCGCTGACTGTCAAGATTTGCTAGATTCGGTACCTGATATTGACAACCTCTTTGAGGTAAAGTCCGTTGAAGATGTACAGGCTCTGCTGGATGGTTATCTGTCCTCCGACTCTTCGGCAGAGTCCTCTTCAAGAGAGACTCAGAAGTATCAAAAGAAAACAGGTGATGATGTAGATAAGGCTTTCGCAGCGTTCATGTCTGAAGAATAGTTATAGGTCCTCCTGTGTTGTAGGGTTTGGTCGTTTGTCCCTAGGTTAAAAAAACGGCCTCTT